AACGCGCTAAGTTATGCGCTGTACGGGCAGGCACTGACTAACATTAAAAAAGAAAATTTAATTAACAAAATCAACAGTAAGAACATGCTAGTTACTGTTGAGTTTGAAAAAGGCGGGAGTAAATTCCGAATTGAACGAGGTCGTAAACCGAATGTTCTAAAATTGTTTATTAACGACTCGCAGCTAAAGTCTAATGACGAAGACGAAAGCCAAGGCGATAGCAGAGAAACACAAAAAGCTATCGAACAGATGCTAGAAATGAGTCACACTATGTTCAAGCATCTTGTTGCGCTGAATACATACACTGAACCATTTCTCAGCATGAAGGCTGCTGATCAACGAGAAGTAATAGAACAGCTGCTAGGTATTACTCTCCTTTCAGAAAAAGCCGAAACGCTGAAAGTACTAGTTAAAGAGACTAAAGATAAAATTCAAGTAGAATCTGCTCGTATTGATGCTGTAAAAGCTGCTAACGAAAATGTTCAAAAAAGCATCAGCAGCCTACAACTTAAGAGTTCCGCATGGGAGAAAAAGAAAGAGACGGATATAGAAAATTACGGACGCGCAATTCTTCAATTAGAAAGTGTTGATATAGATAGCGAACTTGCTAATCACGTTGCTCTTAAAGGGTGGTTAGAACGCGATACCAAAATCCGCAATTTAAATAAGCAAAAGGCTACATTAGAAAGCGCGATAATCCAAGCACAAAAATCTCTTGATAAGAGTATCCGAGAAGTCGAATCGCTATCTAATAAAACCTGCCCTGCGTGTGAGCAAGAACTACATGATCATAAGCACAAAGAAATGACTGAAACTGCTGTTCAGCACCTTAAGGAGACGCAAGCTTATTTCGACAAAGTTAATAGCGATTTGAAGAAAATTGTTAAAGAGATTGGAAACGATGCTACTCCCCGTAAGCCTGATACCTTTTACGAAACTGAAGCAGAAGCGCTAGGGCATAAGAGTAATTTAGAACATCTCGAACGACAGTTAGCTGCTCGTGCTGTTGAACAAAATCCCTACGATGAGCAAATTGACGAGTTGAATAAAACTGCTGTTCAATCAATAGATTGGTCTACAGTTAATGGTTTAACTAAACTTAAAGATCACCAAGAATTTTTACACAAGTTGCTAACTAATAAAGATAGTTTTATTCGTAAAAAGATCATCGATCAAAACTTAAATTACTTGAATAAACGGCTCGGTTATTACATCGATAAACTAGGTTTACCGCATAAAGTTGTTTTTCAAAATGATCTGACTGTCGAGATTACTCAGCTAGGACAAGATCTAGACTTTGACAATTTGTCTCGAGGCGAGCGTAATAGGCTTATTCTTTCGTTGAGCTTTGCGTTTCGTGATGTATGGGAAGGCCTATATCAGAACATCAATCTATTGTTCATCGATGAGCTAATGGATGCAGGGATGGACTCAGCAGGGGTTGAGGCAGGGTTAGCCGTTCTTAAAAAAATGGCTCGCGATCGAAATAAAAATATCTACTTGATTAGCCACAAAGACGAACTTATCGGGCGTGTTAACAACGTGTTAAGAGTGGTTAAAGAATCGGGATTTACGAGTTATTCCAATAATATTGATTATGTCGAATGATGAATTAAACAAATATAACGAAATGTATCACCGACTAGTTGAACAACTAGTCCATTTACATAATCGCAATCTGTTTTTTATACAAAATACAGATACTGTTAGACCTCAAATGGAAATACGTGCTATAATTAAGCAAATTCAAATTATCACCAAGGAGATGAAGGCGCAGACTAAATTAGTGCACGCAGAAGGTATAGCAAACAGAAGAGAGAAAAGGCGGTTAGCTAAAGATAAAAAACAAGCCAATCGTTATAGACAACTAAGAAAGGAAAACATCAATGACAACAACTCAACAACTCCAAGCTCAATTTGAAGAATTTCTAAAAGAAGACGAGAAATTTACTAGCGGTAATGCTGCTGCTGGCACCCGCGCTCGTAAGGCATTATCTGAAATGGCGAAACTTGTCAAAGCTCGTCGTAACGAGATCACTGAAGAAAAAGCTGCTCGCAAGGAAGCTAAAGCTGCTAGCAAGTAATGACTTGGCAGTATCAAGGACAAATAGTTGATATACTACCCGACGATTGCGTCGGGTTTGTCTATTTGATCTCGAATACAGTTACGGGCAGAAAATACATAGGAAAAAAACTCGCCAAATTTAGCAAGACTTCCTATAAAACTGTAACTTTAAAAAACGGAACGAAAAAGAAAAAAAGAATCAAGAGTAAAATCGATTCGGACTGGAAAGAATATTGGTCGAGCTCCGACGAACTCAAGAAAGATGTCGCATCACTAGGCGAAGCAAACTTTGTTCGAGAAATTTTAAGATATTGCAAGAGTAAAGCAGAATGCTCGTATTTTGAAGCAAAACTTCAATTTGAATATAAAGTGTTAGAATCGGACGATTTCTATAACGGACAAATTAGCGTCCGATGCCACCAATCTCATATAAAGGGAAAAATTTAATTAATCTTTGCTAGTTCAGTTAGCAAAGATTTTTTTTGAGTTTTTCGCCCATTTTAGCATTGTCATATTGACAAACGGTAGTACAGAAGCTTACAATTAACCCACTAGGCTCAGATTTATAGATAGCAGTTATATACGCAGATAAATATTTCAAAATAGGACTTTAGTATGAGAGAGTATTACAAAGAATACGCCTATACTAGAATGCCTTGGGGGAAGTTTAAGGGCGTGTATCTGAAGGACATTCCGGAAAGCTATCTAAAATGGGCAGCAATTAACTGGCAAGATCGGGGAGTTGCAACTATGTTTAGAATCGAATTATCTCGCAGGGACATTAAAGTAACTTAACAACCCTAGGCATTTTTAGGCACATAAGGCATTTTTAGGCAAAACAGCAGTATAAGCTAGCACCGGCTAATATCGGGTGTACGAACAATAAGCAAAGGGTAAGAACATACCTGGACCGGAAATCCTCTAGCTGCATGAGGTACTTAGCGACTATCCTTAACAGGACGACGATTGGACATGCCTTCCCATACAACCAATTTCGCTATTTGAAGAACTTTTTAATTTTAAGGCTAAAAGATGTAGGGTCTAACAAACTCCTACAGCGTTATACAATAAGATGGCGTTTATTGTATTACGTGCCGTTGTAGTAAAGACGGAATGAGCAGGTACCGGACAACCGCCTGCGTTAAGTGTAAAGCATTATGTACAAAATGATATGTTTGTATAGAATAGTTAACACTTTGTAGTTCTAACGCTGTGTGACTATAAAGAACTCAGATGAGAACTTTTTGTTTCTTTGGCCCGCAAGGGCTAAGTGTGACCATTGAATCTAGATGAGTATAATTCACTGCTGCGCAGCTTCCATAATAAGTTCATAAGAAAAAAGAAAAAGCTTCGAAGCTTTAGCTGAAGAAGCAAGTGAGCGCTAGCTCACTTGTAGATATAAATAAATTAATAAAAGATTTAGGATCTACCTGATTATGCGTATTAATGAAATTATCTTAGAGAATGAGCAGCTTGATGAGTTAAGCCTTGCCGGGATCGGGAGAGGAATTGGGCGAGTAGCGACTGGTGTTGGAAAAACAGTCGGTGGAGCTGTAGGCGGAGCAAGGGCAGTCGGAGCAAATATACGAACTGGGTATCAAAAAGGCTATCAAGGCGCACAAGACAGTGTGCTGGCCCGTGCGTTCCCGACAGATGATGAGCAAAGAGCACAAGCAGCAAGGCAAGCTCAACGCCCGGGAGTAACAACACCGCAGCCGACGGCCGCAGCCCCGACTACTCAAGTTGCGCCCGCTCCAACTACTCAAGTTAGACCTGCTGCTCCTGCTAATTTAGACGGAATTAAAAGAGCGTACTCTACTCTAGATCCGGCGGCACGTGAAAAACTCAAGAAGGATCTAGAAGTTATCGATGATCGAGAGCGTCTTGCAACTGGATCTAACGAGAGTATTGAGTCGTTGCTTAAACTAGCAGGTCGTTGATTAAAAGAACGGGAGTCCCGTTCTTTGCGCAGTCTCTAAATTATCTTCAATAAGTTTACCAATCCAATCGCGTTCTTCTAAAGTAAGGTTATGTGCCTCGCTGTAGCTTAGTCCGCCCCTCATATACCAGCAAAGTTTTAGTAATTCTGTTTTAATGGCTTTTATATCTCGATCAAAATGAGCAATAAGGCGCTCTACGCCTTCGTTGTCGAGATATAAAAGCCTCATTCGAAAAAAGTTGACGCGTCAAACACTAGCGGAATTTCAATTTTGTCATCAGTAATTCCCTGCGCCCTTAAATCGTCAGTTACAGGAACTGTTAGAGATTTAAGGGCATTTTTTTCTTTCAACTGTTCAAGGTGGTCTTGAATCTTGTTAAAGATCTCCTTGTCAGCATTATCGATAAATTCTTTGATAAACGCAGGATTAGTTGTACTACCTATGTTGGTATCGACTTGATAGATACTATCAGATACTATATCTACAGTAACTTCTGTAAGTTTATTAAAGCTTTCTTTGAAGATCCTGACTTTATCTTCTTCTCCAATTGACTCGTTGTTGGCTAATTGAATAATTTTTTGAGTTTCGAAAGTTTGAATTGCACTCTTAGTGACTTGGCGATAATTTATAGGTCGAACAAAAACGGTAATGTTCTCGTTAATCGGCACAGCAGAATCCCAAGTAACTGAACTGTAAATAGAGTCTAGAACAGATCTAAGATCAATTGAATAATCAAATTCAAGATTTTCGCCTAAAGTTACAGGAGTTGTCATTTTTTCTCCGTAGGTAGCAATCCTAATAGCAATTAAAATAGCATCTATATCAATATTAGGAGTTGCCCAAGCATCTTTGATGTTAGGCATGCAATTTTGTATAACATCAACTACCGCTTGACCGTTCATTAAGGCATCCGGAACTTTTAATAACATCTCGTCTCTAGCAGTCATAGAATATACAGGATACTCGCCTGTATCTGATATCTGTAAAGAATTCTGCGGCCAGTACCTGCCCCCGCTAGGTAGCCTAATAAAAATTTTTGGTTGGCGCATAAATCCTAACAAAGGATTAGTCTGAGGGTGTCCGGTAAATTCCATAGTTTGCATCTCCGATAAATAAACTTAGATATTTGGAATAAATGTCTTTACGATATTTATCTACGCATAAAACCCCGGAAAAACAATGGCTGAAGTTTTTGGAACAATTGGAAATGAGCATGTAGAGTTGAACAATGCGGCTACAGAAGCCACCTTGCGGATGTTGCTACAGGCTACACTAACTGCCAGTAAACAAAGCATCGACAGTGTTAAGAACTTAGCAAAGAAAACCGGATTAGATCCTGCCGAGATCGAATCCACTAATCGCGGGATGAATAATCTCGGCAAGGCCTCGATCTATGTAGGATCAACCTTTGCCGGCTTAGATGTTGCGTCTAAAGGTCTGTCTACTGCCTTTAGTGAAGTTTCGAGCATAACATCGGCACTAACATCGGGTAACGCACAAGTCAGCCAGGTATTTGGTCAAATAGCTCGGCTAGGAGGCCCTATTGGGCTAGTAGCGACTGGCGCAAAAATGTTAGCTGAGTTTCAAGAAACACAGTTAGCCAGTTATAGGTCTCTAACTCAAGTTGGTGTAAATTTTGGCGGGAGTTTAACTGATTTAAGATTAGCAGCGTCTAATAGCTATATGACCATGAGTCAGTTTACCCAACTAATGTCGCAAAATAGCGACACCCTAGTAAAGATGGGAGGAACAGCAGACGGCGGAGCAAAATCATTTACCAATTTAAGTAAGGCAATTAATTCTAGTCAAGTTGGAAAACATTTGTCCGATCTAGGATTTACCACTGAGCAAATAAATCAAGGGATGTTAAATTACATCGCAACTACCGGAGGTAGAAGCAAAGCGGAACTTGCTAATGTTGAATCTATCAAAGCCGGAACTGCTGCCTACTTAGAACAATTAGACAGGCTAGCTGCTATTACAGGTAAAAGTAGAGAAGATCAGGAAAAAGCACACAAACAAGCTATGTTTGAAGCAGACGTTCAGTCAACTATGGCTAGGATGACGGAACAGGATCGAATAGCGTTTGGCGCTGCTATGAAAGAAGCAGCAGCCCTCCACGGCCAAGCCGGCCGTGATATTGTTTTGGCACAAGCGCAAGGCCGCGCTGTAACAGGCGAAGCAGGAAAAATGCTAGCAGCGATTGCTCCAGCATCTGTTACTTCGATACAAAATCTTCAATCAACAGCAAAACAATTTGGAGCATCGAGTAGAGAATTTGCTGATGTATCTAACAAATCTGTACTAGAAGCCCAACGAGCATTTAAAGGAATTGATCCTGCTATTATTAGCGTGAACAAAGGTCTAGGAGTAATAGACGATTCTTTTAGAACCGCAGCTGCTGCTCAAATGGCAGGTTTAGATAGTCAAGAGGCGATGGATAAGAGAGAGGCAGAACTTGCTGCGAAAAGAAACGCTCAAAAAATATCCGAAGCATCTGCTGCAGCACAAGCGGAAAAACGATTAAACGAGCTAGGTCAAGCAATAATGAATCAAGTAACCCCTACAATTGCTAGGTTACTTGAGACTTTTAATCCTCTTATCCAATCCGTTGCTGATTTTTTAATCCCGTGGGTAAAAATTCCCGGCAACATAGAGAAAGTGTTGTATAGTTTAGCTGCCCTCTCAGGCGCGTTCATCGCCATGAAAATAGCGTTCGCGTGGCAGAGGGCACAAGAAATGATACGAGGATCAACGCCTCAAACTGCCATGTGGGTAAGAGATGTTAGTACTGGTGGCGCTGAAATAGAAGCCGGTCCTGGAAAATCTAGTAAAAAGGCTGGCAAAGTAGGGAAAGTAAGTAGACTAAAAGGGCTAGCTGGCGGCGCTGGCGCGGTACTAGGTGGCCTAGCTTTAGACATGGCGGGTGATTATGCTAAAGAAAAAGGATTTGAAAAAACGGGTGCTGGATTAGATATTGCTAGCAGCGCAGCGACCTGGGCCGGTACAGGTGCTATGCTGGGTAGTGTTGTACCAGGTTTAGGCACTGTTGCAGGTGGAGCAATTGGCGGACTAGCAGGCGGAGCCTACGGGCTTTATCAAAACTGGGGCTCATTGTTTGGCAGCGGCGGTAAACCTGTGCCTAAACCTGCTACTCCCGAAAATACTTCTGCTGCCGAGCAAGCAATCAGGGCCCAGGCGCAACTGTTGCCAGGAACAACTGAAGCAGACCCTCTCGAAAAACTTGCGAAGAATTTAGAACGGTTAAATACACAAACTGTTGAAATGATTCGCTACCTTAGAGACATTGCTGACCAAGCTAGAAGAAATGTCGAAGCAACCCGTCAACTTAGCGGTAATTTATATCCTCAACCATAATAGAGCAAATTCATGAGCTGGAAACGTTATTTTTCTCCTGTTAACACTAGCGGAAACTTGAGCCCGATAAGCGGTTCTATGGGTTCTAGTGCTAACCCATCTAGAACTAACTATTCTAGTTACTTGCCTGATGTCTATGCCGGGCACCCAAATCGGCTTGAAAGATACGGACAGTACGATACGATGGATACAGATTCGGAAGTCAACGCTGCGTTAGACATCCTTGCTGAGTTTTGTACGCAAGACAACCTCGAAAACGGAACCCCTTTTCAAATTTTCTTCAAGGACCAAGCAACTTCATCTGAAGTTAAGATTATTAAGAAGTACCTACAGCAGTGGTCTAAATTAAACAAATTTAACAAACGTATTTTCAAAATTGTTCGCAATGCTTTTAAGTATGGAGATGTATTCTTTGTTCGAGACCCTGAGAACCAGTCGTGGATGTATGTTGATCCTGCTAAAGTAGATAGGATTATTGTTAACGAAAGCGAAGGTAAGAAACCTGAGCAGTATCATATTAGAGATTTTAACCCTAATCTTGAAACATTAGCAACGACCGCTATTAATCCAAGCAATCTTCAAGGCGGCGGAAGCCAGTTCGGCGGAGCTTATGGAGCTGGACAAGGCGGCGCAGGCGGCAGTCGCGGTATGGTCGGTTCCTTTCCTACAAATACTAGCGGTAGCAGATTTAGTCAAACACAAAATCAATACGCAATTGATGCGCGTCATGTAATTCATATTAGCATGAGCGAAGGTCTAGACAACAATTATCCATTCGGAAACAGTTTACTAGAAAGTATTTTTAAAGTATTCAAACAAAAAGAGTTGTTAGAGGACGCAATTATTATCTATCGAGTACAACGTGCGCCTGAACGCCGCGTATTTTACATCGATGTAGGTAATATGCCAAGCCACTTGGCTATGGGATTTGTTGAGCGAGTTAAAAACGAAGTAAATCAACGACGAATTCCGAGCACGACTGGCGGTAGTCA